AGCACGCAAGGCGCTTGCCTCCAGGAAACGGCTCACAGAATTAGCCCGCAAGGGCAAGCATTTCAGGCCGCATTTTCTCTACACCAAGCTAGCTTCATCAGGATCGAGATCACCCTCGAGGTCCTCCTCATCATGAAGCTCTTCACCTTGACCCTCATCCTCATCCTCTTCCTCTTGGAGGTGCTGATGTTCTTCAACATCTTCAAGAGCCGCATCCTCCTCATGCTCGGGTGCAAGCACACGATCTTGTAATTCGGGCGCAAGTTGGTTCGTTTCAATAAGCTTCCGTAGCCGAGCCTCTACCTCCGATCGATCCATCTGATCAATGAACCCGTGCTTGATCTCCTTCTTCTCAATCAGCAGCCCACCCAGCTTCGCTCTGCCCAACTCTGCCTGAACAGCAGCACTGTACTTCCCCTCCTCCACAGCGGCATCCCTAATCATCTGAAGATCTCTAGCGGTCTTCTCAAACGAGATCTCGTACTTCTTCTGATACCCCTCCTGCAACTCCTTGATCGTTTCCTGCACATGCAAGAACTTTGTCTGGTTCAGCAGCACCGATGCTACTTGTGAAGGATGTGAATACCCTGCACGATGAGCGCACTCTGTATTCGTTAAATCATTGTGCACATACAACTGCACAAACTTCTGCTGCTTCTTGGTCAGTCTCCTTCTTCGATACTTGTTGGGCGCATATCGATTGGGCCGGAATAACATATCATCCCCGAGCTCGACCTCAATCGGTTCCCCGTACTCACCCGCATCACTCAAGTCACCTGACTCGATCAACTCACCCGCCTCACTTGCCTCACTCATACGTCTCACCTGGGATTCGTTTTCACCCTTTTCAGGGTGCCATTTAAAAAAAAATTTTCTTTTTTTCCAACCCCTCTAAGAGGGAAGAGGGAGGTCCCCCGTTGGGGAGAACTATGAAGAGTTCTCTCCCCCTCTTTAGAGGTGCACCTATGCACCTTTGCACCTACCTTATAAATCAAAGACTTACAGAGCGTAGGTGCAAGGTGCACGGTACTGCACGTTGCACCTATGCACCTACGTGCACCTACTTTATAAATCAATGACTTACCTCATTTCCAAGGGGGGTAGGTGCAAAACCGAAAACCCCCCTTGCACCTACGTTTTTCACCAAAAGTAGGTCGATACCGCTCCTAGATTTTACATTAACTTTCATCGCTAAGTGTTCCCAGCCTACCCTATCACCAACAACCACTTCACATTCCATATCCAACTCTGATACACTGTCTTCACCCTGTTGCTTTGGGTGCCTCACCTGCCGAATCCCCAGCTATTGGCCACTTCCTGTAGCTACTAACCATCGGCGGTGAGGCTTTTTACTTTATCCCCCCTGCCTTTTTCATTCCGTGCAAAAACAATCAATGGCGTTTTCCTCATCGGAATCACCAAACATATCTGTCTGCGTTGTCGCGATCATTTTCATCGTCGCGTAATCGGGATCATCAACTCTGAACGGCTTATTTACCTTTTTCTCTTGCTCGATCCACCAGTCTGCGAGGTCTGGCTGCTGCCGAATGATCGAAATTTTCTTGTTCCGCCCCTTCAGGAAGCAGAGCGTGCAGTTACCAAGGTCAGTCACCCCGTTACGATTGGGCAAGTTCAGATCGAAGTTCTGTTGTTGCCAGAAATCAGAAACGGTCTGTTTCGTTACGCCATCTATGTACATCGGGCACCAACAATCGTGGCCCTCTTTTTTCTGCCCATGCATTCTGACCGCCCTGCGTGGTTCATCAGCCCGTAGACCTACCAAGGCGGTGTAATCGGGATGCCCCTTATCACGCATAAACTGCATAATACGTTTTATTTTAAGTTGCCCCGTGCAATACCTCACCAAGCGGTTAGGTGGATATCCCCTTGCGGCTATCAACTCCGCAAACGGCTCACCATTTCTGCTTGCAGTTGCGTGATCAACAAACCTATACCCATAAACAAACTTATTCTCGCCGTCACCACCGAGCCTAGTTGTTGCCTCCAGCCAAACAATATCAACGTCCCACTGTTCGCCGCAGTCCCTGACAAAATCCAGTGTCGCTGGATGCTCCATGCCAGTGTTCGCAAAGGCAACGAAGGTCTCATCAGGCAACACCCCATCGTGTGCTTCAAGCGTCTTGTACAGCATGTACGCAGACGTGCGGCCCCCTGAAAAACTAAGGCACGTAGCCCCTTTGGTGAAGTAAGGATTCATTCAGCCTCCCACGGCCTCTGCATTTCGTTGGATGCTAGATAGTGCCACACCGCTTTGCCCGGTTCTGCATGTGTCTTGACCACATTACCCATATATTTCTGGACGTAGCTCACTGCCTTCATGGCAGCACGCTCACCGCTGTTCATTTTGGCAGTGCCCAGGGCTTCCCGCGCCAACATCTCAAGCTCCTTCCGCTTGTAGAAAGTCGTACTGCTCATGGCTGATGCCACCACTTGGGCAATCTTCACCTCATCCTCCTCAGACACCTCATGCTTTCGCTTGGGTGTCCACATGCTGCGCTTCCATATGCCCTCATCAAAGTCGAAAAACGCCATGTGCTCCTCAGGCTCTTGAGCATTACGAGCCTCATAGAACAGATTGATCTCGGGCTTCTCACCACTGAGCTTGATGCCACTATCAAACCACCCCGCAAACACGGAGCCCCCTCGAGCAGAGAGGAATGATTTGTCGTCGGCCCGTTCCTTGCCAGTGTGGTGGGCCAAGATCACAGATACGTTGTTCATCTCCATGAGCATATCTATGCGGTCCATCAGCCTACGGATATCACTGTTGTTGTTCTCCTCGCCATCAAAGAAGTTGATGATGGGGTCAATCATAACGATGTCTGGTTTATGGAAGGCGATCTCATCAGAGAACGCTTGGATATCTGCATCACGCATCAGGTTCTTACGCAGCCGCCCGCTGATAATCAGGTTGTCATAGCCAATCCTCTGCACCTCTGGGTCAGCTGCAAAGCGCCGGTAGTACACCTCAATACGCCGCTTCAGGAACTCTGCAATGATCTCTGCCTGAAACCACATGACCTTCAGAGGGCGACTGAACGGCACCTCCATGAAGTCTGTACCCGTTGTCGCACCTGCAGCAAACGCGCCAAGCCAATTCGATTTACCGATCTTTGGTTTGCCCAGCAGCAGCACTCGACTCTTCTCAAAGATGAAGGCATCACCCCAGTACTGATCAATGGTGCTGGTCTTCAGGTCAGTCCATTCATCGTCGCTGAACGGCTTGAGACCCAGCGGACCTGACGTGACCGTCTCGGGCTCCTGAACATCCTCTTGTCCTTGGATGTACTCCAAGTCCTCTTTGACATCAGTGTTCCAGGTGCTAGTCTTCCAGTCCAATACACCAGCATCCACGTCCTCTGGGTGTCTTTTGATGTGCCCTTCCGCGATAGAGATAGTGGTGCGTGTTGTCTCGAGCAGGTCCAGTGGGGGCTCACAAGTCTGGTTCCAGTCATGCGCCTTGATCAGGATCTCACGCATACCCCAGCCTTCTTTGATCCACTTGCCTACCAATCTAGCCAGTGTGTCGTTGCGACTCCCTTGCGATCGTGGTTCCTCAGTCAACTTCTCCCGCAGGGAGACCACCTTGCCGTCATTGTTAAACGAGAAAACCTTCTGGATATCCTCCTCGGTCAGCAGTGGCAGTTCATCGAAGTCATTGATGAGGAATGAATCATCGTATTGCATACGGTAGTTGTAGGATGGCACCACCATGATGTAGCCGCCCTCGCCCCGGACATCGATCTTGTTTTGACCGACACTGTTACGCACCACACGGTTGGTCGGTGCGCTGTAAAAGAAATGCCTACCCCCTGAGGGGCTGGACTGCGTCATCGGCGTGCTACTGATGTTGCCGTCCTGAATCCACTGAGTGCTTTCATTGGAGTCTGAATCAACGACGACAAAGTTGATGCCTGTGATAGCGGCCCAGTTCGCGTGCGGGTACTGCTTGTGCCACTGGGTGATCTCTTCACGCGACGGCTGTATCTTCTGATAGTTCCGCCAGTTCATGCGTGGTGTTTTGGCCCACTTTCTCCTAAGTTCATCCTCCTCCGCAAAGGGATTTCGGTTTCGGAAATATTGCGGGACCATCTCGCTGGGAGAACCGCAGGGAATGATATGCATCCCCCACTCCCACATCATCAACAACATTTCCTCTTTGGCTTCTGGAGAGATATCCTCCCCAGAATGTTCCTCCAAGAAAAAGGGCATCATCTGTCCTTGCTGACAAGCTCGATCATCATGCGCCCATCTTCAAGGCTGCGAACACTGACCTGGCGGCCCAAAGAAATAGCAGCTGTCCTGATACTGCGATACTTACTGTGCACGGACTGACCTTCATCGTCATCGTCCTCGATCGAAAAGATCGTGCCGTCCTCTAGCTTTTCTAGCAGCCTCTGCCAGCGACCTTTCCCATGAGACCTCTTCGGAGGTAGCTCATCTACGTTCTCGATGGTGATTCCCAAATCCTTTTCTTCGCTTGACATCCTTGCTCCCACGGCTATTGCACGTTCTTTACATGATTTGATTCCGCGATCTTAATTGATTGGATAATTCAAATCCATAATATTTTTTTTACAGAAGTATTGAACGTACCAAAGATGTGTGGCAAATTCGTTTTCGTTGAGAGTAGAGAGTGAAGAGAGGAAGCAATGGATCACGTTGCAGATTTGGCTGTGCAACTACAAGAGTTACAGCAATCAAAGCAAGAACTTGATGTACGCATCAAGAAGCTCGAGCAACAATTGTTGTCAACAGAAGAGCTAGCCCAGCAAAAGTTGCTACTCAGCAACCAGGGTGGTCAAAAATCTCATCGAGGGATTACGACCGAGATCAAACGTAACCACGTTTGGGATCAAGAAGTACTGACCGAAATCCTAGATGGCCTTCAAGCAGAAGATCATCCAGCGTTCATGTCTCAACAAACCACGATCAAGGTTGACTACCGTGCCTTTGAATCTTTCGCTATGGCCAATCCAGAGGATGCCTTGGTGCAAAGACTACATGCCGCGCACTCCATCAAGCTTGGTCCTTTCAAGATCAAAGAGATCAACACTGACAAACTGAAGGAGAACCTATGAGTCTGTTGGATCAAATTGAGAGTCAGCCTAAAAGGACTGATGGGCAACCACCGCCTGTGCGTGTGAATGTCCAAGGCGTGGATGGGATTGGCAAAAGCACCTTTGGTGCGAACGCTCCGAGCCCCATCTTTATACAGGCAGAAGATGGCCTGAAATTTATCGACAACGCGGCACGATTCCCTGTCATTGAGACTTGGAATCAATTGTTACAGCAAGTGAAGACCTTGATCGAGGAGTCTCATGACTATCAGACAGTTGTGATTGACACCACAGATGCAGCCTCCAAGTTTGGAGAGGAGTTTGTGTGTGAGTCCAACGGATGGTCTGGCCCTCAGGATAAGGCTGCAGGGTACGGCGCTTTCTATGTCGCGGAGGAGAATGCATGGCGTAAGCTACTGCAGGGCCTCAACATTTGTTTTGAACAACGTGACATGAACGTCATCCTGTTGAGTCATGTTGGCGACAAGACGATCGTTGACCCTACCGTGGGCGAGTACCACGCATTCCAGATGCGATCGAACAAGAAGGTCAACAGTCTGATCAAGGACTGGGTTGATTTCAATCTGTTCGCGGACTACGACAAGTCAGTCAATGACGGCAAGCCGAAGAGCCACGGTAATCGATTGTTGCATACCAAATATGCAATGGGCTTCGAGGCAAAATCTAGACTCACATTACCCAACCAACTGCCGTTGGAATGGGATTCTTTTTACCAGGCTTACGTCAAAGCTCTGGAACCATCCACTAAAGAAGCTGCATAAGGAGTATAACCATGGGCTTTTTCGATAATAAAATAGACGTTTCTGGTGTTTCAGACACCGTAGGATCTGAGCCACTCCCCCCGGGAGAGTACCTCATGAAGGCGGTTGACTTTGATGACCAAGCGGTGAGCTCCAAAGGCAATGACATGATGACTGTTGATTTCGCCTTCGCGGATTCCCAGTACGCCGATCGTCGCCCGATACGAGACTTCTTCGTGCTGCACAATAAGGTGGCGTTGAGCAAACTCAAGAACTGGCTGCGTGCCTGTGGCGCTCTGCAAGAAGGGGCTGTGGCTGTTGAGCAAGAGCATGTCAATCGTGCCATGGGCCTGACCTTCCACGCGAAGATTACGCAGGAGGAATACAACGGCTACACGAACAACAAGATTGGCTCTTACGGAAAGCAATCTTCTGAGGCAACACCACAGGCATCGAGTGGAGATACCACGCAGCAAGCGACGGCGACTCCTGCAGCTGATGCTTTGAAGAAGGTGGAGTGGAACTAAACTTTAATGGCCAGTGGTCCTTTGGGGTTTTAGACCGTTCCCCTGAAGGACCTCGCCACCACTCCCCTAGCAGTGGGGCCGAAGCTAGGGACTTTTAATGGCCAATGGTCCTTTTCAGGGTGATAGCTCCCCCTGAAGGACCTCACACCACCACTACCCCGGCAGTGGGGCCAAAGCCGGGGACTTTTATTTACCAAGGCAACTATAAGGGTGGAGGCTCGAGCAATGGATAGAGATACCAGCGAGGCAATAGAGTATTTTTTAAAAGATGCCATGCAGGCACTGGACAAACTTAACCCACGCAAGAAGCACGGAAACGTCAGTGTGTTAGTTAACGCGGAGGAAATTGCAAGCATCAAAAGTAATATTTGGTTAGCAGAAACTCTGTTAATCGATGAAGGCGTGATTTATTCGGATCACGCACCACAAAGCAACGAAGAGGTACGAAAGTGAAGAAAGTAGAGAAGATTGAAGAGCTAAAGAAAACTCTGGAACGAGCAAAAAATTGCATGCATCCAGATAACTTTACACTGCCTATGATTAGTGATGCTGCGATAACAGTATCTAGCTACGGGTTCAATGAAGATGACAAGCTCGTTTGCACCATTCCTGTCCCAAACATTACCGGAAAGATTGATTGGCGCACTGAATTGCCTCGAGATAAGTATGTGCGAGGCGAGGGTGATGAGAAGGGCGAGTGGGTTGCTGAAGAAGGTTGGGAGCTACAGCGCGAAGATGAAGAGGGAGAACACTGGGTGCTGCCAGAGCATAAGGTGGGTGACTATATCGTTCCTGAAAGAACATACATCATCGAAACCCGTGAGCAGTATCGAGCAAGGGCAAAGGTAGAATCTGAAAGAAACATATCTAAAATTTTAGAAACAGCTAAGGCTATCAGAGAAATGTATTACGCCTGTGGGGATCTTGTAGATCAAGACGTTGTCGTTGGCGTTACATTCCGGGATATAGATACGTTGTGGAGCGAAACCTGCAAATGACAAAGAAAAATCCGATTGAATTTGAAACTGAGGAGCAGCAGTTTTGCGCTGAAATACTAAAGACGATATGCCTTTCAGTAGAGGAGACGGGCTATAGCATGGAGGTATTTATGGAGGTGTGCTTTATTTTATCGTGCGCCTACTTGATACATGAAAAGGGAGAAGCAGCTGTTATCAACATAGGGGATTGGGTTGTAGATGCTGTTGATGAATTCATGGAAATGGAGGAAAACAGGGAGCCTAAAGTATGGCACTAGTCAATCTTCATCAAGGCGGAAAGGAGCGCCAGGTTCTGATCATTCTTCAGAGGAAAGACATCTCACACTGGGCAAAAAACTATTGGTCCCGTGTTTATTACGACTTGATAAGGGGGGACCATGGAGCTTCGCCATTATCAAGAGGCTGCCATTGAGGCGACCTTTGACTGGCTGCATACACAAAACACGTACCCACTCATTGTGCTGCCTACGGGCAGCGGCAAGACCATTGTCTTCGCCAACATCATTAAAAAGTTGTTCGACCACAATGAGGGGTGCCGTGTTTTAATCTTGGCTCATCGCCAAGAACTGATCACCCAAGCAAGAGACAAGCTGCTATCGGTGTGGCCATGCGCCCCCTGTGGGATTCTTGCTGCAAGCATCAAAGAGTTTGACTCACATGCACCGATCGTCATTGCGAGTCGAGATACAATCGCAAGCCAGAAGCGACTAGACCAAGCGGGGCATTTTGATTACATCATTGTTGATGAAGCCCATCATGTTGGACCTGACAAATCTAGTCGGTATCGAAAGATCTTTGATCACTTTGAGAGTAGTCAGTATGTAGCCCCTAGGATATTTGGCGTGACTGCTACGCCATATCGGATGGGCCAAGGGTTCATCTACGGTCTTGATGATCATTTCTTTGGCGGCATCTCTTACCAAATAGGTATCCCTCAGTTGATCAAGGAAGGGTATCTGTGCCGACTGTCTGCATTTAAGGTGGATGATCAGGCTGTCATTGATGCCTCAACTGCCAGAGTCAAATTCAAGGGTGGTGACTATCGAGAGTCGGATCTCGAGAAACTAGCCATGGAGGATCAAACGATGCTGGCAATCATTGATGACTGGATTGAGAAAGCGTATAGCCAAGGTCGTCTCAGTTCTGTCTTCTTCTGTGTCACCGTAGCGCACGCCAACAAGATGTGCATGTTCCTAAGGCATGCTGGCATTGAGGCGGCTGTGATCACCGCAGAAACACCATCAGAGATACGAGAGAAGATCCTCGAGGACTTTGAGGATGGTGTGATCAACGCGCTGTGTAATGTAGCTGTGCTGACTGAAGGTTGGGATGCACCTCGGACAGACTGTATTGCGCTACTCAGGCCCACCAAATCACTTGGTCTGTATGTCCAGATCTGTGGTCGAGGTATGAGGACCTGGGGGGACAAGGAAAACTGCATGCTCCTTGATTATGGCGAGAACATGGAACGCCATGGTTGTATTGATAGGGCAAAGCCAAGTCGTCCACCCAAGGAAGATGAGCAAAAAATATGGATATGCAATGCAGTCACATCAACAGGGCATCTTTGTCTAGCTGTTAACGACTGGGTTGATACGCAGTGCATAGAGTGTGGCGCTGATAAACCCATAACAGAGGAACGGTCACCAGACAGGAAAGAACGAGAGGCGGCTACCGATCGTGTCGCAGCATTCGGTAATGTCCTGTCTGATGAGATTGATGATCCGATCGAAGAGCTTGAGAAAGTCAAAGAGGTCGAAACGATTTGGGCTGAAGTGCGAAATTCTAAAGCAGGTAATAGTTATCTGGATGTGAAGTTCAAAGTCGTTGATGAGTATTGGCCACAGTCAATGCCATTCATGATTGGCATGGAAGGTAAAGCTGGGACCAAAGCCATGAAGAAGTGGCGAGCCGTGTCTGGTGACGACTACGCGCCCACAGATCTTCAAGAAGCCGAAGACCTAGTGAATGGTGGTGGCTTCGATCACATTAAAAAGATTGCAGTAAGAAAAGAGGGGAGGTATTGGAATGTCATCAGTGTCTATGTTTGACCAGATTGATAAGAAGCTTGAGGAAACCAACCGATCAAATCGTGGGCATCTTGGCTTTAGCGTGATTGGTGATGAAGATGAACACAAACTGTGGATGAACTTCCATTGGTGTTTGCCTAACACCTTCAGTGGAAGGATGCTGAGATTATTTGACTTGGGCAATCGCATTGAAGATCAGGTCATTGAGAACATCAGGGACAGCGGTCTTTACGATGTGGCATCTCACGATAGCGACGGTAATCAAGTGAGTGTGTCAGTGTTAGGTGGACACTTTTCAGGATCTTGTGATGCGTTGCTCAAAAGAGTCTTGCCCCCACCAGACGATGCGCTCGTTCTTTTGTGCGAGATCAAAAGCGCCAATGATAAGAGGTTCAATCAGCTGAAGAAGCTAGGGTCCTATGAACTGTGGAGCGAAACTTACAAATGGCAGATCCACTGCTACATGGGAGGACTTGGTCTGACCAAATGCATTGTGATCGTGGTCAATAAGAATAACAGCGAGGTGTACACCGAAGTCATAGATTACGATGAACAGGTCTGGGAGAAGGCGCAGGAACGCGCTGAGAGGGTGATCACCAGTACCGAGCCCCCTAAGCATGGTAGGAAGTCAGAGAAGGACTACATGCTCAGAGGAGAGTCTAAGGCGTACATTGATATCTACACTAGGAAGCGATTCCCAGAGTCGGTCAACTGCCGCAACTGTGTCTTCTCCAGGCCATTGGTAAACACCCATGGCGCTACTTGGGTATGTACCCGCAGCGGCCAGACCTTGGACCTCGATACCCAGCGTGCTGGATGCAATGACCACCTTTGGAATCCGAAACTTATTACGACGGCAACGCATATTCCAGAAGAGAGTAATGATGACGTGATTGCATACCAGTCAGGCGTAGTCACCTTCTATAACGCGACCGAGAAAGGGATGAAGGATGGCCCGTACTACAGCAGCGCGGAACTACGTGAATTTTCAAAGGTCCAGTTCGATGCAGATTTTATGAAGCTGGCTAGTGAGGTGAAGGCTGAGTTCCCGGGAAGCCAAGTAGATGTGAGAGATGGGCAGGCTGTGCCTTTCTAGATCCTTGGGTCTTTGACGATATTGATCTTCACGCCTGGGTACAGTGCCTCAACTAGTTTCTTTTTGAGCGAGAACACCTGCGTGATTACACCCTTGGTATCTTCAATGACCCACTTGTCTTCTTTTTTGTATTTGAAGTCAGCGATATAGCTGCAGATCTTTTTTTCTTTGCCCTCTACTGTGAGGGCGCAAGGAAACTTCACCTGCGTTTGCAGGTCAGAGATCTCTCCACCATCTTGGCGCTTCTTCAGGATCTTGTATCGAGCAGCTTCAAGCTTGGAGTCAAAGACTATGCCATCTACTTCTGTCTTAACGGCGAAGTACTTACTTTTCTTCTTCGCTCTTTTCGGGATCACGTTACGACGTTCCTAGCATTTTCCTTAACTCTAACTCTCTTAGAGCCTCTGTGCCACGATTGAACAAAGAAGGCGCTTCTGCTGGAGCAACTTCAGTTGGCTCTACAGATTGTACAGGGGCATCTTGGGGAACAGGTTGAGCCGCAGGCTGAGGTTGAGGACTAGGTTGTGGTTGAGGCTCAGGCTGTCTAAATAATTTACCTTGAAATCTTGCGTACTCTTTTGACATATCTGCCATATTGAATGGGTTAGACAGCTTGTCTTGGTTTGCTTGCAAGGCGAAATTAATAGTTTCGTTGCTTGGGAAGAATGCTTTGAACCTTCCTGCCATTACAAAATTAAGGTTAGGTGTCTTCGCCTCTTTCAAAGGTTTAACTATCTCTGAAATAGAAAGACCCAGTGTTTTTGCATCTTCAACAGCAGTGTTTAAATCACGCAGTGCTTTAAACCTCTGCTCATTCGCTGTGATAAAAGCTTTAGTTATATCTTCTGCGTCTTTGTTGCCTCGAGTTTTTGCAATTTGGTTAAATATTCTAGCTGCTTCTCTAACCTCTCTTGCTGCCTCAAGACCTCGATAATATAAAGTTCTATCTATCCTTGGCTTCAAAGTCTTAACGCCAGTGAGTGCCTCTGCAAATTCTTGCGCTGGGTCAAGTTGATATCCTTGCCTGCCAACAGTTTTTTCAGGGTCTACTCCAAGCACTGCCCCGACCGCTTTCGGAAAATCCCTTGTTTGAAATGTAAGATATGCAGGAGAGGCAACATCCGCTTTAATATCAACTGGACTAACCCCAGGCATCAATCCATCAGCAAGATGAGCAAACCCTTTTGTGAACCTTAATCCTAGCGGGTCTGCCTCATTCCAAACACTGGACCCGAAACTAGTCTTGTTTCTAATTATATCAAACGTCTTTTCTGTAATGATTGATTCATCCATAAATGGCGCAAAGAACTCTGGGAGTGCACCGTTCGTTCCAAGCACAGAATCGAACGCTATCTCTGTAAGATCTTTCTCGGAAGTAATTCCGTTTGCGACTGCGTTATACACAGCTTTAAATGGCCTAGCCATGTAGTCATATGGATTCGTGTAGGAGAAGTTATACAGGTCTGTGATCTTTCCATCTTTGTCTGTTGCTATTGGTATTAGCGTTGAATTTCTATCCCACTCATAAGCAGCTGATCTCTTGTACGCTTGCACTTGCTCATTATCAGAACCAGTCAATAACAAACCAGATGTATACAAAGTTGCGGGGATACCTGCATTAACGGACATAAATCCAAGCAACCTTTTCATACCAATGGACCTTATCTCAGGCGATTCACTAGCAAGTTCTTTAACTGCTCTGCCTAATATATTTCCTGATGTTCTAATTATTTCTGCAGGGAAGGCAATAAAGTTACCGAATGGCATTACCCTAAGCTGTCTAATTGCTTCAGGCACTCTTGCATAGTTTGGAACAGTATCTTTTACGATCGATGCAGCTTCCCTCTTTAAAGCTTTTTCAAAATCCTTAGGAGAAAGTTTACGGCTTATTGTTGTGCCAAAATCCGTATAGTTTTTTGCATCTGAAGTAGGTAGTGATGCATTAGGATTTTTTTTAAAAACATTTCTTAGCTTGTCAAGTTCTCGGTTATAACTAAATATTTTCCACACATCATCAGACCCTTGGTACAGTTTCCCAGCTAATGTGTTTTGAATATTTCTTGCACTGTTAAATGCTTTCTTAGCAAGACCGGGCATGTAATGTGTTGATTGAAGCGCATCATCTAACAAATTCTCAAACTCGCCAATCTTTGCATTGGTGTTAACAACGCCAAGATCCACCATCTCGTTATAGAATTCATCTATCTCTTTTTTTGTTGGGCGGCTTTTCCCAAAGCTAGTCCGTTGGTTCGCTATGTTACTGAGGACAGTTGCGACTGCATCAACTAAATCACCTGCACCTCCAACATTGCCATTGGCTATGGCATAAAATGCTGCTGTTGTTGCATTCCTAATTTGAGTGATAGGACTCAGGACAGTTTTTGCAATTTGTGAAATACCTTTTAGGCCAAGGAAAGTAGCGTAAAGAGGCATTGATTTAATACTGTTGAAATAATCAGGCAATTCTTCAAACGCTTCTTTGTATTCGTTTAAAATATATTTGCCAGCTAGGCTCCCATATTTTGTTCTTGCCTGAGGCGATATATTACCAAGGCTATCGGTGCCTATTTGTGAGTATGTTCCTATCTGGGCCCCAGGTGGTTTCTCATTAAATAAAAATTTATTCGCTGTAGGTACTCGATCATTGTATCTTGATAAGTTATCGAAAAAATCGTTCTTAGCTTCAATCTTCGATAGAACATCAATGGTATCAACTATCTTTGTTCTTAACCCTAATTCTTGTTCAGCGACATCTCTAGTTCTTATCCGCCCTGGATTGACTCTACCAACTACTTCTTTTGCGCCTGTATACTCACCTAAGAAATCTCTCACCTCAGGAAGATTGTCTAGCTTTCTTCCTTTTAAAGGCCCTTGAGCTATACCGCTTAATGTTTTGGGATCAATTACTCCTTGAGGATTCATCTTTGCATTAGCAAATTTTGCTTGGAGCATTTGATTCAAAACATTTTCTGCTTTTTTAGGACTTAATACTTTGTCTGGAGGTAGATTTTTTGTTGCCTGGACCAAAGCGTTAATGGCTATCGTTTCTTGTTCTTTAGTTGGCGCATAAGTTGGATCTTTAAATGCGCGATACAACCTCACGCCATAGTACGTCTGATTATCTTCAATCATCTTGCTCATGGAAGACTTTAAAGAATCTTCTATGAAATTGTCATCCACCATTTCTTTCATTGATTTGCTAAGTGAATCTATTTCTTCTCTTATCTTTTGAGCAGGCTTGAAAAGACTTAATTGTTTTCTTCCAAACAATCCTCTGGGCATATTTTTAGAAATGATGTCATCTATTTCTTCTAGCTCATTTTTAGCGGCAAGCTGCACAGCTTTTCTGTCTATCGTTTTAGGACCTCGAGCTATGGGCTCTCCAAACAAATAATTATTAACCGTGTTAAGTATTCTGCTTCGATCTTGATTACTAAATAATCCAGCGTTCTTATTTACAAATCTCATGGTGTCATCAAGTTCAGAAACAGCTTGGCGAACTTTGTTATTGTGTGCAGACACCTGTGCAATTTGAGTCGCATGTAATTCTTTAACAAATCGATCAGGCATCTTGCCTTGAAAAGTAAGATACTCTCTTGCCTTTCTTTTCATTGATTGCATTTGCTGCTGAAAGAACGTCGGATCTTCTAAATCTGGCTTTACGCCAACCTTATGAAAGGGAGTGTTTGGATCTTTGATAGCTCTAGCGGCAGCTTCAACCATGTCTGTTCCAGCAAGCGCCTCAGCGCCTTTGCCTATACCTGCGATACCGAGTCTCGCAATAGCTGGAACACCCAAGACAACAGCAGCGCCCTCTGCAGCAACTCTTAATCTGTTTGAGAGATTGGCCGCAGCTAATTCTGCCCCCACCAAATCTTGGGTATCTGTCCTTTGGGTAGGACCGCCTTCAAAAAAGTCACCAAGCGTTTCAACATCAGGAGTTGTTGCTGCTATATCTGCAGCACCAAATACAGCTACGTCAGAGGGACTAAAACCTTCTGACTCAATAGCTTTTTTTGCCTTCAAGGCTCTTGCAGCCTTTACTGCTAACCCGCCAGGGGCAGCGAACTGCGTGATAAATCTAGCTGCTTCGCCTAATCCAGTATGGGTATCTGGTGTGTACTTATCAAAAAAACTTCTAAGTTCTTCTGCGCTCCCTTCCTCTGATCCGGTGATAGCATCAAATGCTTCTAATGGAAGTGTTGAGATACCTTCAACCGCGCCGACCAAACCAGCGCCAACGCCCCTCACAATATCCCCTATAGCAGAAACATCCTCTGGCCCAAGCTGCGCTCCTCTTGCGATAAAAGGATTATCTTTTGCCCAGTTTGCTGCAACACGTTTTGCAACTTCAATATCGTCAGTAGGTACGTCAATACTTCTTCCATCAGGCAGCTGAATTATCATCTTTAATTCGCCTAAGAGTACCTTTCCATTTCTTCCATTGTTATGGAGGGGATATCCGATGCCACTGAAGTTTGCCCCTCTGAAGCACCGAGAATATTATCTACCTCTGCAAATATCTCCTCTTGAGTTTTTAGCCTGTCTATTCCATCTGCGTCTATAATCCTGCTTCTCTCTGGATCACCAGCTATTATTTTAAACAAACTCAACCTGTCTGCCCTGAGTTTTGCACCTGGATCTCTACCCATCAGTAAGTTTATTAAGTCTTCTGGGCTTGATTCTGGCATTAGCTCTTGAAGGGCGGCTAAGTTACTTTGTAACGCCGTATCATCTTTTTGAAGCTTATCGTATTCCTGACCTGCAAGAATGAGATCACTCGCAAGATTCCTTGGAACAAACCCTTCACTTGGTTGCGCGGCTTTAGCAAATTGATAAGCAATCCTGTCGCTGCTAAGGCCTTCTAATAGTTTTTGAATGCCACTTCTTTCATCTGCGCGGTCACCCTCATCTATTACCAATTGGCTTTCAGGTGTAACAACCACTGAATCAATGGGCACAGGGGCATCTGGTTTATCTGTTAAGGCAGCAACCAAACTTTCTTCAGTAATTGGTTTATTTTCTTCTATAGATGCTCTTATAGAATCAGAATAGGGTGCTAGTTCAAAATCTCCTGCCTCCTCTCCTGGCTCAGACATGCCTAAAGTTCTGCCAACTCTGCTCGTTGAAAACTCATCATATAATTGCTCTATCCCTCTAAGCGGGAGAGATACAAAATCTGCTGCCCTTGCAAAAGGAGACATTGCAACATTACCTATTTGAGACAGCCCTCTTCGATCATTGATAATATCTATGTATTGCTGACGCACTGCAGGATCTAAGCTTTGAAACTTCTCTGCAGTCATGCCTATATTTTCTAGTTCTTCTGCAGTAGGGGTTCCAGACACAAGGCTTGCTTCTGGCAAGTTCTCAATGCCTCCACCTCCTTGCTCTTCTTCCATTTGGGCAATCTGTTGTAGATCTTCTGCTTGTGCTTCTCCAGGTAAAAGTAATCTAGCTGTTTGACCTCGAGCAAAAGTTTTACCCCTTGTATCTCCAGCCGCAAGCCTAATGGCTTGTTCAATTTTTTCGGTAACCTTTTTACCTTTGAAGCCCATGTTTGCAAGCTTTGCTGCTATCGCTCCAGGCGCTCCCACTCCAGTTGCTATGAGTCCAGCAGTTGCACTTGCAAGCGCCACGTCAGCTGGATCATCTGGGTCAACTATAAAAAAATCAGTCAAGTCTCTAAGATTTAATCCTTGTCCTTCTGGCGTTTTCTCAAGAGTGAAAAAATCGCTCATGGTGCCATCGTCACCGACAACCATATCTCTTATAACCCCCGGAAGTACGGAGGCGTAATCCATAAAGCCCAATTCTTCAGCTTCACCGCCATTTGCATAGCCTTTAATAGGAGCCACACCTGCCATGACTCCCATGCCTTTTCTTTGCATGGGAGTTTGGAACATGGGTCTTTGC